CGTGGTGGGTGTCGTCGTCTTCCTCGCAGCAGGGGCAGTCGCAGTCCGGGTCTCCGCAACAGGAGCATTCGGTAATGACGCGTACGGTTTTCGGGCCGAGCATCACCCCACCGCATTCACATGACGTCTGCTCGAAACCGTTGGCTTCCACCCAGTCGCTGATAGCCTTGTCGGTGATGCCGTACATCATCTTCAGCTGGTGTAGGCAGACGATCACGTACGCCATTTCTTCGGCCAAGACGTCATTGGATGACGTATCTTTGCGGAGTTTCTTGCTGATTGCTTGTATGAGTTCGGCGCATTCTTCCATGCAGACGATTGACTGCAACTGTTTGCCGTAATGGTCGATGCTTTGCCGCCAGATGGTTTGCAATTCCTCGTCACTCATGTGTGCCTCCTATCGTGATGATTTCTTCCTCGTCGTCGAGGTCGTAGATGGTGTATGTGTTGTGGAATTGGGTGGCTCCGTATAGGGCGTGTTGGACGGCGGCCCTGTAGGTGGGGTATGTGCCGCAGTTGCCGCCGTCCTCGCTGATGATCTGGTAGGTCATCGTCCTCCACCCCACCATGCGATAAGCATCAAGAAGACATATGTCACAATGACGATTGCTATTGCTCCTTCGTAGGTCATTCCGTATCCTCCATGACTTCCTGTTTGCGTTCCTTGAATGCCTTGCTGTTCCTGATCGACTTGGCTAGCTTTTCCGCTGCCGCGTCAACGATCTCCATCTTGTGTTCTTCGAGTAACCGGGAGACAAGATCGGAGACGAAACTATCCCAGTTGATACGGTTTCCGTATGTGCGTGGGAACTCGAGATTGTCCAATGCTTCCTTGTAGATGCGTTTCACTACGTCGTCGTAGGCATTGTCTTCGAGACGTTTCTGGATGGTCTTGTCGTCAATGTTGATGGCGAACTGCACGATGTGTTCCATAATTGGCTCCTATTCTGTGATTGGCTTGCAGCTGGTTGGACCGTCGGATAATGGCCATACCGTGCATGCGTAGTCGCCGGTATCGGAATGCAGGATGACGGTCTTCTCGTGGGCCGCCACGTAAGTGATTCCCCTAAAAAAGGCGACGGCTATGACGATGGTGCCGATTGTCACGGCCACGTATGCGCCGATCCCTTCTATCTTCTTGCTCATTCCGTGTCCTCGCTTTCCTTTTCGAGAATGTAGATGGTCACTGCCGGCATGCCAATGAATGCGATATTGCTCGCAGCGCTCATGTCGGGGACTGTGTCATGCTGCGATATCCTGTACCCGTCATTCAAGAGGTTTTCGAGTATGTCGATATTCGCAAGCGTGATGCGGTCACTGCCGGACCCTTCTGATAGCCAGTAGACTGCTATCGCTTTGAACTTCTTGTTCACCTGTTCACCGCCCTCATGTTCGCATCCATGTCGGTGGTCTTGCCGTCGGCTGTGACTATCAGCATTCTGCTGGTCATCGTGTCCGCGACTACCATGTCACCGAATACCGGCGCGAAACGGCGGGCGTCCTCGATGGCTTCGCCCATGTCGGTGAGCGCTTCCAAGATTTTGTTGGATTCGGCTACGATAAGGTGAATCATTTTGCGTCCTCGCTTTGGTTAGGCACTTCGCTCGGCATATGGCCGGAATAGCCGAGCATGGCTCTGATCTGGCCTTTGAGAATGAGAAGCGCAGTGTATTGGCCTTGCGCATTGGCTCCAAAATGCTCCAAATGCACCACACGGGCAAGTTGCTTATCAATCAAGTCCATGACCTCACGTAGGGCCTTGTCTCTTTCACTCACATTCGTTGCCATCATTTCTCGCTTTCTGGATTGCCGATTAGGGAGTTGAGTGTGTGTTGGAGGTGGTCTGCCGCGTCACGGTATATGTCGCTTCGGGTGAAGTGCACCAGATATTCGAGTTCTCCACCGTAATGGAATTGGCTTTCTTCCTCTAGGGCTTGGGCTATCAGCCAC